TTCGCCGACGGCGTTCCCGCGTTCACGATCGCCGAACTCGCTTGGGTGGACACGCCGGCCTGGTCGTGGAAGGCCACCGGCCTGGTCGTCGCGGCAGCCGTGCTGCCCGGCGCGCTGTCGTACTCGGCCTACTCCTTCGTCCAGCGCGAACTCGGCCTCTTGGCCTATCTCGAAGAACAGCTCCACGATCTCCGCCGCCAGCGCGCGGTTCAGCGCGGTCACGTAAAGCGTTACCAGCAGCATGATGATCATCAGCGTGCCGGCGGTGATGGCCGTAGTTGTGGTGTAGTTGATGGTGTTGCCATCTTGTACAAGTGCGGTGGTCATCTCATCACCTCATCCGGTTACTGGCCGTCGTTGAAGTACAAAGTGCGGAAGTCCAGCGGCTCCGCGGCGGCATCGATGCGGACCTTGTAGGTCACGCCGTCCGCACTGAAGCCCTGCTGCTCCTCCAGATACGGCGCGGTTTCACCGTTGAGCGTCGCAACAACCACGGTATCCCACACGTTCTGGTCTGCCGCGAGGAACCACCCCTTGCCGGCATGTGTGGTCCAGGTGCTGTCATCCAGCCGCGCATCGGCTACGACCGTCAGCCGACCCTGGAACGGGTTGGGCGTCAGCGTGCCGGCAGTGCCAGCCGGGTCATAGGTGGCCGCGACCAGCGTCGTCGCCGTGTTCTCGATCGCCCGCGGTACGATCAGATACCGCGGCGCGATGTTAAGAAACGAATTGCCGGACGGGTCGGTCTGCACTGCCATGGCCGTAAACCCGGCATTCAGGGTCGACACGCTGGGAGCCGCACCCGACGTCACGTAGTTCTTGTGGGTCGAGGCATCGAACAGCGCGGTGCTGTCCTGATCCAGGGTGGCTGACGTGCCGTTCTTCAGCACGTCATAGGCCAGGTCGCCGATCATGCGGGAGGCCGCACGCGCCATTGCCCGGGGAATCGCCGTGAACGAGGAGGTGTCATCGTTGATGATCGCCTGGCGGGAGATAGTGAACAGTCTGCCGTATGTCTTGAGCTGGATCGCCTCGGCGATATCACTCATCGTCCCGTGCGTGTACTCGGCCTGCTCAGGAACCTCGGCGAGGTCGGAGAAGTTCGACAGGCCGACGATCTTGGCCTGCTTGAAGTCGGGCAGCCCGATGATGCGAGTCCAGACGTTCCAGGTCTCAGGCGCCTCTTCCCAGCCGCGCATGACGGCCTTGGTGGCGATGTTGGCCAGGATGTCGGTGAAGTCGGACGAACCGTGGCCGGCGCGGCCAAGGACCATTCCGGCCAGTGCGCGCTTGTCGGTCACGCGAACCCGGATGCCGGAGCCCTCGAGCACCTCGCGGCCCAGCTCGGCGAGGGTGAACCCGCCGTAGCCGTAGTCCGCCAGCTTCTTGCGCTGCTCCGGCGTGGCCAGCTGGCTGCGAACCAGGATCGCCAGCTCGACGCCTTCCTTCACGCTGTCATAAGAGTCGCGGCGCATCTCGGCCCGCGGCATCTCGCGCGACTTGGGCGCGGTGGCTGTATCGCTGATGCTGCGGTGATCGACCGCTGGCTCGCTGTCCTGCGCCATCAAGTCGAGGATCGCCGCGTTGGCGCGCTCGACCGACCAGCCACCGGCGACGGCCTCGTCCTTCAGCGCCTCGAACTGCGAGGTGCGCGGAACGCTGCGGCGCGCGAAGGCGTCGTTGATGGATGCGATCCGCTGGCGCTCGAGCTTCGCGCCCTCTTGCTGACCGACCTGCTTGCCTTTCTCGTGAACACGGACCAGATCGACGACGGATCCGCCGCCGGTCTCAGTGACGGTATCGTTGCCGTCGATTGCCATGGTGTCGTTCTCCATGCTGCGGTTGATGCCGACGGTCGCGTCGGCAGGTACGGAAACCACGGAGGCTTCCAGCAATGTCCAGTCCGTCACCCGGACCAGATCCGATTTGGCGTCCTCGACCCACCGCTTGATCTGGTAGCCGATGGAGACGCCCTTGAGCCATCCCTCGCGCACCATGTCCCACGCACTGCGCGCGGTCTCGGTGTGCTGGTGAAAATGCAGGGTGCCGCGCAAGCGCCCGTCCTCGAGCCTGAGATCCTTCACCAGGCCGATCGGCGCTCCGTGGTCGTGGTTCAGCAACAGCGGCAACCCGCTTTCCGCGCGGCTCGCATCGATTGCGGCCTTGTTATGAACCAGCACCTCGTTGCCGAACCACCGCTCAACCGGCTGCTCACTGGACAGGCTTGCCGTGACGGTACGCTCTTCGGTGATCGCGTCCGGCTCGATGGACATGAACCGCTCGAAGCGGTCGCGCTGGATGCGCTTGGATCGTTCGCTCACACTGGGTACTCCTGTTCGCTGCCGATGCCGTACTTGCGGACATGCAGGTCCGCATAGAACAGCCTCACATCGGCGCCATAGTTGTCCTTGGTCGCTGCCGGATTGCGACGGATGATGACTTGCAGCAGATCGCTGCCGATGCAGTTGGTCATGGTGATCTCGGCCCAGCCATCGATGATCGTGTGCTGGGTCGATGCAATGGCTTGGCTGCGAGTCGTCGCCGCGGCAAAGTCCGTCCACGCGCCCGGTATCGCGTTGTTGCGGACGATCCGGTGCTTTTCCTCCCAGCACACGTCGCCGGCAGCATCGGTAGTCTTGCCCCAGTGAACGTGGAGGCGGACACCGGAGCCATGTACCCAGGCGTGCGGCATCTGGAATACCAGGGAGATTTGCTCGGCGCTCGTCGCGTCGAACACCAGCGTGCCTTCGGCCTCGACACCGGGATCACCGGACTGGCCGCGAATCGGCACCGCCGTCGCTGGCGTCAGCAGATCGTCCCAAGCATCGCCCTGCACTGCGGCATAAAGTGACGCGACCAGGGTCATGCGGCCTCTTCCTCTTCCTTGTCGTCGCCCTGCGCAGCGGCCTGCTGCGGAGCCTGCTCTGGCAAATCTTCGGGCTCGAAGTCGTCCTCTTCCAATTGCTGGTCGACCGTGCGCGGATCCCCGCCAAGGTCGCGGATGACTTGTGCGCGAGCCTTGAACCCGTTGCGGACAGCAAGCTCCGCGGCCTGCACTTCCTTGAGGGGATCGATCCAGCCGAGCGTCGGCGGGCGAAGCTCCGGCCGGTAAAGACTGAGCGGCTTGATGCCGAGCGGAACGCGCACCAGGCCGCCAAGCACCGCGGCATCCACGAACCGCTGCCACACAGGCAGGTAGAACTGCTCGGCGAGGTACGAGAACAGCATTCGGTAGTGGATCGCGCCCTCGATCAGCTCCTGGCGCTGCGCGGAGTAGGTGCCGTCGTAGGACTTAGCGATGCTCGAGTAGCGCGAGTGCGTGCCGGCGGCGATCGCCTTCAGCATGGCCTTGCGGAATTCTGGCAGCGCGCTGTTCGGCCGATCGGACTTGATGACGCCGACATCCTCCCCGGGGAGGAGATCCTGGAAGATCATGCCGGGCTGCATGTTGAAGATACGCTCACCATTGGCAGCATTGGCCGCTCCGGTGAAATCGCTAGACCGCTTGATGTAGCCGACCCAGTCGGCGGCCACGCGCGCCGCGATCTGCTCTGACGACTCGTAGTCCTTGAGGTCGTCCAGGCGCGTCAGGCTGGCGTGGAACACGCTGACGCCGCGACTCTGGTGCAGGCGCCGCACGAGCTTCATGTGGCTCATGTTCTCGGCGCGGATGAACTTCACCTCGGGATACAGGCTGCGGCTGTTACCGAGCCCGAACGAGTCGCCAGGGTGTGACTTGTAGACGTAGTAGCCGACGACCGCGCCCCACGCATCCTTCACGATGCCCTGCCGCGCCCCGTTGTCCTCGTAGTCGTACGGGACCAGATCGGACTCCAGCGCCTCGAGCGCATAGCGGAGCCCGGTGGGATACGGCGCGAGATCCTTCGTGACGTGCTGGACGAATACCTCGCCATCGCGCAGCCAGCTGCGGCAGATCAGCCGCTCAAGCTCCGGGCCGGGAAGCTCCTGCGTGACGTCCGGCCGGCGCCAGAACTCCGACCAGAGGTCGCGCAACTGGTCGTTGACGGCGGACAGCGGGGCGCCGTCGCGGCCCACCACCATCGGCTCGACGCCCACGCCGGTGCCGACGATGTTGGCTGTGAGGTCGTCCAGGATCCCGACTGCGAGGTCGTGGTTCTCATCGAGGTAGCGGCCGAATTCGCGCAGCCGGGTGGATGCGGCCTTGACCACCGCGTCGGCACTGGCGCCGCTGCCGCGCCGCGGCCGGTAGTTGCTGTTCGATGCCGCCTCGTACAGGCGTTCGAGCCTGGCGTGGGCGATCCTGCGCTTCAGCGCCCAGACGGGAAACAGTCGGTCTAGGACGCCCATTTTGCCGTCGCCACGTTGAGTGTCGCGCCGGCCGTCTCGGCCGTCAGCGCCTGCTGAACCGATTGCCAGTAGGTGATCTCGGCCCGAAGGTTCTCGAGCTTCTGGTGGACGATCTGGCGGTCGCCTATCCCCTCGGAATAGGCGCCCATCGCGTCATCGTAGGCGGCCAGGAGTTTGTCGAGCCTGGCTTGGGCGGTCGCGGCATCCACGACCGTCATGTACAGCAGATCAGAACAACCCGCGACGTGGTCGTGAAAATCCGGGCTGGATATTCTGCTTGCCCGATGTAGGAATGTTGGAACTTGCCGACTCGCGCGGCGGCTGCAGCGATTGCACTTGCAGCGTCAGTGCCGCAGCGAGCGCGTTTACCTCGGCGTCAAGGTAGTGGTTGTCACGGTTTCGCACCAGCCAGATCCGCCGGCCGGACGGCTTGACAAGCAACTGCTCCGAGACGATCTGCCGGCAGTAGTCCTCGTCGGTGTCCTGGTGCAGATGCCAGCCGCCGGGCTCGCCGGGCGGCCACCGCACGCGCCCGTGGATCCAGGACTTCAGGTAGTCGGTGTCGAGGTGCCAGAGCTGCATCGTCTGCCGCATCCGGCCGGACGCCGTCGTCTCGATCAGGCTGGCCTTCACGGGGGCGTCCTGCGACGCCTGGCCCTTGCTGGGGTACGCAAGACCCGGGTGACGGCGGCACCAGGCGTACACGGCGTGCTCCGGCCGCTGGTGCCGA